AGGCAGACATTGCCGACGCTGTGAATGCGGCAGGCAGCGCCCCCATCTTCGCTTGCAGGGCTTGGGTGCACTTCAACGGCACGAGGAACGTAGACGACACGGGAGCCTCTACGAACGGAAACCCTGTGTTGATTAAGGCTTCAGGGAACGTGACTAGCGTGGTGAAGAATGCCGCTGGTGACTACACAGTTAATTTCACCACAGCAATGGAAGATGCTAACTACGTCACCCTTTTTATCACTTCACAAAATGTTGCTAGAGCAAAAGAATATATGAAAGCGCCCAATGCAGTTGGTAGCGTAGATGTTGCACTAATAACAGAAACAGGCAACGTCGACACTTCATGGGGCCAAGTTGCCGTCTTCCGCTAAGAGGAAACAAGAATGAGTCAACTCAGTTTACGAACTCCCTCTGGCGGCACGATTAACATCACCGCAGAGGACACGGCTGTCAGCAAGACGCTGACGCTGCCTGCTGGTGATGGGGATGTCTACAATCAAAGTAACATCGTCGGCACCGTCTCCGAATCCGCAGGCGTCCCCACGGGCGCAATCATCGAGAGTGGCAGCAACGCCAATGGCGAATATGTGAAATATGCAGATGGGACGCTGATGTGCTGGCAAGAATGGGCTGTTGAATCTATGGCCGATTACACGACTCGGGAGGAAACTTGGACTTTCCCTGTGGCGTACACAGCAGCCCCGAATGTGTCCGTAACGGGTGTGAGGGACGCTACTGAAGCAACGAAAAAAACGAGTGCGTGGCCACTGGAGAACGCCACAACAACGGCGGTTGGTCTGGCCTGCGTTAATGACAGCGGAACATCTTCAGATGGCGTTGGTATGAGCGCCCAAGCGCACGGATTTTGGTATTAAGGAGAAGATATGAAAATCAACCTCTCTCCACAGCGCCGCGATGACACGCTGACTGTCAGCAAGCAGGGTGACACACTCACCATCAACGGCACCCCCTACGACTTCAGCGATCTGGCCGAAGGCGATCTGCTGCCGAAGGGCGCGGTGGACAGCCCGTGGGTGGTCTCTGATATTACTCGCACGGGTGGCTCACTAGAACTGACTCTGCTCCTGCCCCATGGCAAGGACGCATCGGAGGCGGCTCGGTTTCCACAGCCCCTTATTGATCCGCCCGATGGGGCGCTGGAGTTGCCACAATGATTGATTGGAGTAAGCGCAAAACAGCAGCGCAACTGGCCGAGGAGGCAGCGCAACGGGCCGCAGAGCAACAGGCTCAGCAGCAGCGCCAGCAGCTCAATGATGGATATGAGGGAGCTAAGCTGGCCCCTGCTCTCAAGGTCTTGGCGGAAAAACTTCTCACCGCCGACATCGTGAACGAGACACTGCCCGAGAACGAGGCACAGGCTGTGGCCGTGCTCTTCCCGCCTTGGGAGGGCAGCGGCGTTACTTATGCTTTGGGCAAGGTGGTGCGCTACAACGATCACCTGTACGAGGTGATGCAGGCGCACACGAGCCAAGCAGATTGGGCACCGGATGCTGCACCTACCCTGTTCCGCCGCCGCTACGAGCCTACTGGCGGTATCCCGGTGTGGCAGCCGTGGGATGGGCACAATGCCTCGCTCTATCAGGTGGGACAGGAAGTGGAGCACAACGGCTCTTATTGGAAGAGCACCACCCCAAACAATCACTGGGAGCCGGGAGTGTTTGGCTGGCAGCAGACGGGAGAGGTGCCTGAGCCCACAGTTCCTGACTGGCAGCCTTGGACGAGCGGCCTGAACGAAGACCTATATCAGATTGGTGACGAGGTGATGCACAACGGACAGCACTGGCGAGCAACACTTGGTGATAACCACTGGGAGCCCGGCGTAGCGGGATGGGAATTGGTTGAGTAATGACTGATGAAGATCGCAGCACACATGAAATGGTTAGGAATCTGCATGTCAGGTTTGACCATTTAGATGATAGCTTGCAGCAGCTCCACTCAGATCATAATGTACTGCGCGCCCGTGTCGATGAGGTGGAGCGGGAAGTAGCTAAGGATGTTGCCAATCTGTCTAAGCACGAATCAGAGGCATGTCTGAGAGAAACGAACATCATCACTAGACTAGATAACATCAGCAACTATCAAACAGAGCAACATGCAACACTAGTAGCACATACAGTAAAAGAAGAGCGGTTTCAGTTTTGGTTGCTTGTCACTGTAAGTGCTACATTGATTGGTGTTATTGGTACAGTGGCTACAATGATTATGACTAAAGTATTTGCATGAGGGGCTATATGATGAAAAAAATTCTTCTGGTATTGGTGATGCTTTCGTTGCCACTCATGTCTGCCTGTACACCGGAGATTATCCGTGCAGGTGCGGAGCGAGATGCAGTGTTGTATAGCTCACAGATTGCTATGGAAGCTACACGCATTAATGTCCCGGCCTGCAGGCTCACAGCGAAGCCCGGAGAAGAGATTAGGATTAGCGGCGTAGATGAGTTTGCCTGCTTTGGTGGTAGCGGTGGTGGTGATAATGAAATCGCACAGCGCATCAGTCCAGTGTGGAACTTCTTGAGCCAGAACAGCGGCATCCTTGGGATGCTTGGCTTCAGTGCTCTAATGTTCCCGAGCGGCCTCAACCCTGCTCCAGCTATTGGTCCGTCGCCTGAAGTGGTGACTATCCCGACACAGATTGTCAACCCAGTGGTTGTTCGCCCGTAATGCGCTGGGAACAATACAGCGAGCTTAAAACTACAACCTCTCCTCGAGATAAAAAGAAGGATGTTGTATTAGAAGACTGGACGTTCTACTCTGAACGTCTTGGCTGTAACGTCACAGTAGAGAAGGGATTTGAATTTGACTGGGATAGTGTGCCGCGACTGCCTATCGTCTACTTGCTGTTCAAGGGTAGGGCTAAAGAAGAAGCATGCGCACACGACTGGTTGTACGTACATGGAAGGGCATGCGGTAAGCCTATTGAGCGCAAGACAGCAGACCTTGTTATGCACGATGCAATGGTAGTTAAGCAGCGCAAGAAGCGTTACAAAGTGCCCATCTATCTCGGTGTACGTATTGGTGGCTGGCGCGGATGGAACAAGTATCGTAGAGAGGAAATCTTAGATGGCTAATAAACCTACCATTCCGCAGATGACAGTTAGCCCTGTTAGTGCTGAAGATATTAATACAGCACTAGCTATTCTGCAGACAGCAACTACTGATAGTTTGAGTCGTACAGGACTGCTTCCCAACTCTATGGAAGCAGACTTGGACATGAACTCAAACAACATCTTGAATGTTGAACGTATCGACCTCAACTCGTTTTGTATTGACGGTATTTGCTTTGATAGCTTTGATGAGTTTAGGCGCTCTGTTAGTGGTGAGCTGATTGCTGAGCAAGCTGCTGCAGCTGAAGCAGCTGCTGCTGCGGCTGCTGAATGGGAAGCCTTGGCCCGTAAGTGGGCAACAGAGAATGAGGACGTTCCTGTTCTTGAAGACCCTGATATGTTCTCTGCATTCCACTGGGCGCAGAAAGCTCTTGACTTTGCTACTGGCGCAGCACTTGCAATCACTTATGATAACCTGACTAGCGGCCTGACAGCAGAGAATGTACAAGCAGCGCTTGATGAGCTTAAGGCTCTTATTGACGGGTTTGTAGTTCCTGATGGTATTCCTCTTGGTAGTATTGTTATGTGGAGTGGTAGCGTTGCCTCCATCCCGACAGACTGGCAGTTGTGTGATGGTACTAACGGTACACCTGATCTGCGTAACAGATTTGTAGTGGGTGCTGGAAGCACGTACGCTGTAGATGAAACTGGTGAGGGCACCATCCCAGAGCATTCGCATGGTGGTGGTGACATGCAGACGAACAGTGCTGGTAGTCACACGCATACTGGTTCTACTTCTACTACAGGCAACCACAACCACTCGTATTCATTTGCTCCGATTGGCACCATCTCTGTTGTCGGTGGACAGGCTGTAGTACGGGCTCCCGGTAGTCCCGGTAACTACTCCACCAACTCTGCTGGTAACCACTCGCATAGTATGTCTATCAACTCTGCCGGTGGTCATGCACATACAATCACTGGCAATACGGGCAATGCAGGTACAGGCAGCAGCGTCATTGCTCGCTACTATGCTCTTGCCTACATCCAGAAGGTGGCGTAATGTATACACGCGAACAGCTTAAAGATGAGATTGGAAACTTCCGCACTCTTAGTTTGTTTCTCGAGACGAATGTAACTTCGCACACTGCGCTATTCACTCTCAAGGACGATGACTATGAGAAGGATGGTGTGCAATACTTGAGTCTCAAGCGTCTCTATCTGTCCTATGACGACCCCACTGAGTGGGAGTTTGTGATGGCAGTGTTTGGGAACTGGCGGCACTGGCAGCGCATCATTGGTAACAAGATTCTGTTCTCCTACATTGAGCAGTGGCGCGACGAGCAGGAAATTAAATTGCGCTCCAAGGGAATTAAAAGCCTTGTTCGGATGTCTAAGGATAAGGACAGCGCAGCTAAGTGGTTGGCTGAGGGTGCTTGGAAAGGCAAGCGAGGCCGTCCGTCTAAGGCTGAGATTGAACGAGAAAAGAAAATCCAAGCCAACATTGTGAAGGATTTGGATGAGCATTGGGACCGTCTTATGAAGGAAGAGAATGGCGACAGACTCCCGAATTGAGCACTTGCGTCAAAGGGCAGAAGCCGATCTCTCATTCTTCATTAAGCTTGTATCTCCGCACCAAGTGTTGGGGGGAATACATGAAGAGCTTATTCAGTGGTGGACTAGGCCAGATGCTAAGGCGCACCAGCTCGTACTACTGCCGCGAGATCACGGCAAGAGTAGGATGCTTGCATACAGGGTAGCATGGGAGATTACAAAGAACCCAGCACTCACAGTATTGTATATTAGTGCTACATCCAACCTAGCAGAGAAGCAGCTCTACTTCATTAAGAACATTATCACCAGCAAGATTTATAGGCAGTTCTGGCCTGACATGGTGAATGTAGAAGAGAGTAAGCGGGAGCGTTGGACTACAGGGGAGATTGCATTAGATCATCCCCTGCGCAAGCAGGAGGGAGTACGAGACCCAACCATCTTTACTGCTGGCTTGACAACAACCATCACTGGCCTGCACTTTGATGTTGTAGCTCTTGATGACGTAGTTGTCAGAGAAAATGCATACACAGGGGAGGGGCGCAACAAAGTACAGGAAGCATACAGCTTGCTTGCTTCTATCGCCTCAGGTAACAGTAGGGAGTGGACAGTAGGAACGCGCTACCATCCGAAGGATTTGTATGACACCCTTCTTGAAATGGAAGAGGATGTATACAACGAAGATGGAGAGCTTACTGAGCACCGTCCTGTATACGAATTGTTTCAGCGTGAGGTGGAAGATCGTGGCGACGGGACAGGAGAGTTTCTATGGCCGCGTCAGCAACGCGCTGATGGAAAATGGTTTGGCTTTGATGCAGCTATACTTGCTCGTAAGCGGGCAAAGTATCTGGATAAAACTCACTACTATTCTCAATACTATAACAATCCGAATGCACCCGGTGAAGAGAGAATTAGTAAAGATGTTATTCAGTATTATGACAAGAAATTTCTCGAGCACAAGCACGGGTTCTGGTATTTCAAAGACAACAAGCTGAATGTATTTGCTGCTATTGACTTCGCTTACACGAAGAGCAAGAAGGCTGACTACACTGCGATTGTTGTAATAGGAGTGGATGCAGATAACAACATCTACATTCTAGATGTAGACAGAATGAAGACAGACAAGCTGAGTGAATACTTCAACCTCATCTTGAGTATGTACATGAAGTGGAACTTCAGAAAGATTAGGGCTGAAGCTAACGTAGCACAGACAGTGATTGTTCAGGAGATTAAGAACAATTACATTAAGCCTAACGGCCTGTCTCTGTTCATTGATGAGTATAAGCCTACGAGGCATGAGGGTAATAAGGGTGAGCGTGTGATGGCTGTGCTAGAACCACGCTATGCTAATGGTCAGATGTGGCACTACCTTGGCGGTAACTGCCAGAGCTTGGAAGAAGAACTGACTATGGCACATCCGCCGCATGACGATATGATTGATGCGCTGGCGTCTGCTGTACAAATTGCAGTGCCTCCTACTAGAGCTAGGATGAAAGAGAGCAAAGGTAAGCTTACATTTAACAGCAGGTTTGGAGGCGTAGCATGACAGAGAAAGCTGTAGCACTTCTAGGCGATGACACACACAGCGTCTCTGTTTATAAGGGAGGCAAGTTTAGGATTAGGGGAGAGAACCTGCCTTGGGATGAAAGGACAGCTTTGGTAGTATTCCTGAATTCAGCAAGCAAGGATAATTAAATGAGTGGTAAAGTAGCAGAGATTAAAAACCTCATTGGCAGGGAAGAGCTTGGCTCTGCTATTGGTGGTATGTGGGACAGCTGGAATATGCAGCGGCAGGGCTGGCTTGAAGAAAAGAAAGAGCTGCGCAACTACCTGTTTGCTACAGACACTTCTACCACGTCCAACAAAACCTTGCCGTGGAAAAACTCCACTACGATTCCCAAGCTGTGCCAGCTCAGAGACAACCTGCATTCCAACTACATCAGTGCCATGTTCTCTAATGAAGAGTGGGCTATGTGGCAGGCAGGTAATCTCGAGGCAGCTAACATTGCTGTCAAGCAAGCTGTAACGAATTACATTAAGAACAAGATTCAAGAGCGTAACCTGCGGCAGACATTCAGCCAGCTGGTGTACGACTACATTGATTATGGCAATGCCTTTGCTGAAGTTGTGTGGGTGTATGAGACACGGCAGAATGAGGATACCGGGGAAGACGACATCTTGTATGTTGGCCCTGATATTATCCGCATCTCACCACTAGATATTGTGTTCAACCCAACAGCTCCAGACTTTAAGAGCAGCCCCAAGATTCGCCGCTATGTTAAGAGCATCGGGGAATTAGAGAAAGACAAGGACATCTACACTGACCATCCTTCCTTTGCTGAGGCACTGAAGAAGGTGAAGGAAGTGAGGGGATACATTGGTAACTATAAAGTTACAGACGTAGACAAAGCAGCAGGGTTTTCTGTTGATGGCTTCGGTAGCTTGTATGAATATTATTCCAGTGGCTACGTAGAACTGCTCGAGTTTGAAGGAGACATCTACGACACAGTGAATAATAAGCTGCTCACAGGCCGTAGGATCACCGTGGTTGACCGTTCGTACGTTGCCCTTGACGAACCCCTGCCTTCGTGGTTTGGAACGAGCTACAAGCTTCACGTTGGCTGGAGGCTACGCCAAGATAACTTGTATGCGATGGGACCGTTGGACAATCTGGTGGGGATGCAATACCGCATTGACCATCTGGAGAATGCTAAGGCCGATGCAATGGACTTGGCTATTCATCCGCCCCTTGGGGTTAGTGGTAATGTTGAAGAGTTTAGCTGGGGACCGGGAGAAGTCATCGACATGGGAGATGACGGCAACATCCTAGAACTTGGCAAGAGCCTGCAAGCTGTCATTGCTGCACAGAATGATATTCAGGCTATGGAAAACAAGATGGAAGAAATGGCTGGTGCTCCTCGCCAAGCGATGGGCATCCGCACTCCGGGAGAGAAGACAGCGTTTGAAGTGCAGACTCTCGAGAATGCTGCAGGTAGGATTTTCCAAGAGAAGGTTAACAACTTTGAAATCAATCTGGTTGAGCCTGCTCTTAACATGATGCTGGAACTTGCGCGACGTAAGCTCGACCATGCTGACGTTGTACGGGTTATTGATGACGAGTTTGGTGTGGAGGAGTTCATCACCATCACCAAAGAAGACATCACAGCTAAGGGTAAGCTGCGTGCTATGGGCAGCCGACACTTTGCCGCAAGGGCACAGCTTATCCAAAACGTGTCTACAATCTTTAACAGCAGTATCGGTGTTAAACTAGAGCCTCATACTTCTGCCATTGCTTTGGCTAGCTTGGTTGAGGATGTGATGGGTCTGCAACGGTATCAGCTCTTCCGCGAGAACGTGGGTATTACAGAGCAGGTACAATCTCAACAGCTTCTTGGCGAGATGGAACAACAAGCCATGCAAGAAGCTAGCGTTCCAGTTATGAGGTGATATGAAAGCTAATACTGACAAAGTAAAGCTTGCTTGGATTTCACACATTCAAGACTTGCAAGAGAGGGAAAAGTTTAAGAGAGACCTGATGGCACGCCAAGATATTTGGGACAAGCTCAGGTCTATTCTTGAAGCAAAGCTAGAGAGCACAGAGATGCATTTCCGAGACTACGACAATCCGTCTTGGGCCTATAAGCAAGCTCATGCCAATGGCTACCGTGATGCACTTCTTGAAGTGTACGACCTGTTACCCGGAGATGGAGATTAATATGACTGACAATGTGTTTGAATCTGCTGACCAGCAGGCCCCTACTGAAGAGCCAGTAAACAATGCTGCTCCCTCAGTGCCCGAAGAGTTGACAGACCTCATCGGTGAAGGTAAGAAGTACAAGAGCATGGATGATGCGCTTCGTAGCATCCCGCATGCACAGACGCATATCTCACGTCTTGAGCAAGAACTGTCTGAGTTGAAAGAAGACTTGGGTAAGCGCCTCAATGCGGAAGAAGCTCTGAATAAAATTCTAGAAGCACGAAAGAGTAGTGATTCACAGGAACACCCTCCTGCGGATATCACACCGGATGCTTTGAAGGATTTGGTTAAGAGTACCTATAAGGAAATCTCAGATGATGAGAGGAAAGCTCAGAACATTAAGGCTGTAAGCCAGCGTGTTGTCGAAGCTTGGGGAGAAAAGGCTAATGCCACTCTCCAGCAGAAAGCAGATGAGCTGGGAGTGAGTGTTGAATTCTTGCAGGATACAGCATCTCACTCTCCGCAAGCCTTTTACAATCTGATTGGACTTACTGGTACACATAAACAGGAGAGCCCGTCAGCCCGACAGAGCAGCGTTAACACTGCTAGCTTTGAAGGTACTGGTGTGGTTCGGCCTTATTCTTACAAGTGGTATCAGCAGATGCGGAAGGATGATCCTAAAGCATATTACACGCCCAAGGTGCAACTTGAAATGCATCGACGTGCTGCTGAACAAGGTGATGATTTCTACAAATAAGGAGGTAGGAAATGGCTTTTACAACTAACATTGGGGGCAACCTCATCCGCGGTGAAGTATGGGGCCGCGAACTTAAGGACATCCTTGAGGATGATTTGATGGCAACTGGCTATGTCCGGTGGCTCTCCGATTTCCCTGAGGGTGATGTGTTTAACATCCCGTCTATCGGTCAGGCGACCACGTATGACTACGCGGAAGACGAGCCGGTTCAGTACGAAGCGATGGATACTGGTAACTTCACGTTTGAAATCACCGAGTACCTGTCGTCCGCTACCTACATCACCAAGAAGATGATGCAGGATGCGTTCTACACTTCCGAGCTGGTTAGCTCGTTTGTGCCGAAGCAGCGCCGGGCGATCATGGAACACGTTGAAAAGAACGTGCTTGCCCTGTCCAACCAGCAGACGCTTGCTGATCTGAACACCATTAACGACGCGCCGCATCGGTTCGTTGCTGGTGGTACTTCTGACATCATCGCTCCTGCTGACTTTGCCAAGGCGAAGTACAGTCTCCGTAAGGCCAATGTTCCTCTGAACAGCCTTGTGGCGATTGTTGATCCTGCTACTGCGTATCAGCTGGAGACCCTCACCAATCTGGTGAACGTGTCCAACAACCCGCAGTGGGAAGGCCTGATTGGTACTGGTATCACCACCGGTATGCGTTTCATCAAGAACGTCTACGGCTTTGACGTGTATGAAAGCACGTTCCTGCCTGAGATTGCTTCTGAGACGATTGACGGTGACACCGCTACCAACTACGTTGCCAACTTGTTCTTCTCTGCTGCTGGCGATGTCCTGCCCTTCATTGGTGCGTGGCGTCAGATGCCCGAAGTTGACGAAGAATACAACAAGGATCGTCAACGCTACGAATATGTGACTACCGCTCGTTACGGCACCAAGCTGTATCGCCCGGAGAACCTTGTCACGATTCTCTCGAACCCGCTGGTTGCTTAAGGAGGTAACAAATGGCTAGCACTTTCACAAATGCCGATGGTCTTACTCGGCGCTATGGTGGTGACGGCATCCCGTCTGTGGGTGGCGTTCACAAGGTTGTAACTTATGGGGCCGGTGGTGTGCTGGTTGTTGACTTCGACGTTGACAACCTGCCGGGCTTTGACAAGGACGCCGGTGGCGGTTCTACTCCTGACAGCTTTTCTTCGCTGAAGGCGTATCTCCCCGCTGGCGCTTGGATCAAGTCTGCCACTATCCTCGTCAAAACGGCTCTGGCCGGTACGACTCCTACTCTTACGATTGGTACGTATGAGCAGGATGGCACTGTAATTGATGCCGATGGCATTGATGCTGCTGTTGCGGCTGCTGATCTGGCGGCTAACAAAGTGGTGCTGTGCAATGGTGCGCAGGTTGGTGGTACGGCTTCGTTGGCTGCTGATGCCTACATTGTCGCTGTCACTGGTGGTACTGCGACGGCTGGCGCGTTCCGTCTCGTTGTGGAATACGTCATCTAAGTAAGCAATAGGAGGGGAGAACTTTCTCTCCCCTCCATTGTCTAACTAAGGGATTTAATATATGAAGATGACACTGTTAGAGCTTGTGCAGGACATCATGTCCGACATGGACTATGACTATGTGAATAGCATTGCTGATCTTCCTGACAGTATGCAAGTTGCTAACATTGTTCGCACGACCTACTATGAACTTTTCACTTCTCGTACTTGGCCCCATGCTGGACGTATTGTACAGGTGGAAGCAAGCACGGACAGTGAGAAGCCTAATTTTATGCGGGTGCCTGAGCGTGTATATGAACTCAGGTGGCTGAAGTATAATAAGCAGGGTGAGGATGTAACTCGTCATAGCTGGCAAGACATCGACCTGATTGAGCCGTCAGAATTTCTGGACAGAGTGATGGGCCGTAATTCAGATGACTCTCGAGTTGACATCATCTATGACTTTAACAAAACCCCTTTGCTTATTTACAATGATCGAGCACCGAGCTATGTCACAACATTTGATGACAAGTGGCTGGTGTTTGATAGTTGGGACAAAGATGTAGAGGACACTCTGCAGACACACAAGACACAGGCTATGGTTATCTATGAGCCAGTGTTCACTCTGTCTGATGAGTTTATTCCTGACATGCCATCAAAGGCATTCCCTTATTTGCTTGCTGAAGCAAAGTCTGTGGCATTCACTTCCCTGAAGCAGATGCCCAACCAGAAGGAAGAGCAGCGTAGCCGTAGACAGCGGACACGACTGGCTCGTGGTAAATACAGGGTAGGCAACTACCTTCTAAATGAACGCCCTGACTGGGGCAGGAGATAAGAATGGACATTGAGAACCTTGAGTTTTATACGGACAACGATAAAGCTATCAAGATTTACAGGATTAAAAACACAGGACTCTACTGCGCTAAGTTTGCACAGGGTGGACAGCTCCCTCAAGAACTTACAGGCATGTACACAAGTCCTGCTCTCGTTAAAGAAGCAATCGCTAAATATCTAGATCGAATGAGTAACAAAAAGAAAACTACTGCAAAGGTATAAATCGTGGCAAGAGGCGAAGGGAAGTTCCAATCTACTACGTTTGCTACGGGTCTGATTACGGATGCAAGTCCGTTGGAATTCCCACAGAACTCTTGTCTGAATATCGTCAACTTTGATCTGCGTACTAACGGATCAGTAGCACGTCGTCTAGGTATTGGGGTTGAAACTAATGGTGCTGAAATCATTAGTGACGTTCCATTCTCAGACAACCTTGCTGCTAAAATGTTCCACTGGAAAGATGCCGGTGGTAACTCTGATGCTAATTTTCTTGGTGTCAGGATAGGTCAATACATCACCCTCTATCGTGAGGGAGATACAGTCTCTACCCAGCCTGCTGGTCTAGAGATTAACATGCTCGATTATAAACTGCCCACTGCATCAGACGATGAAGTTACCACTGGTAACATTGATACATCGTTTGGGCGTGGGTATTTGTTTATTGTAGGTAAGT